TATCTGGTAAAACAGTTTGTTTCTTAGTTGTTGGAGTAACCGTTTTTTCCTGAGCAGTTACTGACGACGACGGTTTTAACGTGCCAGTTATACCAAGTACTGATACTCCCTGTTTAATATTTGCCGAGATCAGTTTTGCTTTTTCGGTAACATCTATTCCAACATTTCCAGAACCATCATGATATCCTATCGGAATAACAATGCTATCAGATACGTTAGAAATCGATGCTTTAAATGCACCATTGTTTTTCATAGTACCTGTAAGCTTTGCCCCTCTGGCATACGCTGTTTTTCCAGATAATATCTCAGCTTCTGCGACTGTCGCGCCAGCAGAATCAACATCAAAAGTGCAACTACCTTCAATCGTATCACCGCTTTTACTATGAGCGGTTACTCCTGAAAGAAGTGTATCCGGAGTCACTGTATCACTTGTCAAGTCAATAAGCACTTTTCCGCCGTATATAATTTTATTGTTTGCCATATTTAAAATCCTTTCATTATAGTATACGATCCGCAATGTATACAGTAGTTCCAAATTGATTTCCAGTTTCGTAGTATGGCACACACGCTACCGTAACATTATTCCGCATCAATTTATTTTCGGTCTCTAGCGTCTGAGACATGAATGCTTTAGGCGTGACATCATACATACCTACATACTCATCATATTTATTAGGAATAGTTAGTTTTCCTGTTAGCTGTTGTTTACACGTTAAAGTTCCTTGCAGTGATTTACTAGCAGATAAGCAACCCTTTAACGCTGGTACTGTTTGAAGTATACTCATAAACTTAGTAAACCTCCTCCGTCAGCTTAAGTCTCCCATTAATGAACGTATCTACATCTCCTGACGCTTTTGTTAGTTCAATATCGTATTTATAAGTGTCAAATGCTAACTTTTTAGTATCATCCGGATCAATGATTAATTTCATTGTATCTATTGGTATCTGTTT